GTTGTACTGATTTTTGATTTTATAGAAATGAGTCCATCAATTGATACTCATACTGGTATTTGCGGTATGTGTTTTCTTGTTATAATGATTGGTTTAGTGTTTGGGTTATTATTTTCATATCGTTTACCAAAAAAACAATAAATTTTTAATTATAAATTAAGAATTTAATTATCTAAATCAACACACTATGCTTCTGATAAGGGTAAGGGTAGATCTTCGCGTATTGACAAACTTTCTCTATAGATACCAAACCTTATCGATAAGGTTTTCATTTCTCTGTAGAAAGTAGAGTATATGCCCAGTATATTTATGAACAAAATTATCTCTGAAATACTTAGTATGAGAATAAAGACTTTTTTAGGATCAGTCAATATTAGGAATATGAGAGGTGGATATATAGAAAGATTTAACATCGCACAATACAATAATATTTTTCTAGCAAACCGTTCGTTATCAGTACCTAATTCAGGCAACAATAGGTCTAACTTATATGACAACATTCCGTATTTGAGTCCGCTAGCAAAGAATAAAATCGCAAACGAAAAATGAATATTTTTAGTAGTCGCAACAGTCTGAAAACTAGCGACTCCGAGAGCACTTAATCCACTGATAAATGCTACTTTCAAACTCACATCGTTTATCCTCGTACTGATGCTTTTATTGTTTTGACTATTATCTATATAATATTTAACATATTCGTGTCTAGCGAACGAAACAAACGGTATAAGAACAGTTGTCAATGCTAGACCCATGGTTCCTACACTAGATGCTGGGGAGTTTTCAATCGAAGACGAAAGATAATAATTTGGATATGACATTAGATCTCCAGAAGCAGAAATGAAATATGTAATAATGAAAGTAACTACTGGCATTATCAACAATGCTCTCAAGGCCGGAACTATTTTAAATATATAATCCATGATTTATTCATATAATTTTATTTATAAATACTGAAAACAATATTGTTTATAATTTAATTCTTATTTTAATAATAAGAATATAATAATAATTTACTTTACATCTCGTCTTCGTATACCTTCTTAGGTTTCTCGGTGTTCGACTTTAATTCAAGGACACGAACCTTCTTAGTATCTACAGCGTCCATTTCAACAAGATTATCCATCATGTCATCGCTTAGGTCAATCCCAGGTAGAGGAACATCATTAACTAGATATCTCATGAAACCACCCTGTTTCTGATCCTCTGTTAGATCATTAGTAAGACCAGATTTAGTACGTGCACCTGTATACTTCTGATAAAAGTTATCTTTGAAAGTAGGGTGTTCAACGTCAGCACCTTCCAATTCACGCCTGGTCTTAATAATCAAATTCTTAAGTTCCTTGATCTTGTTTACGTGCTCAAGATAAGTCCAAGATAATTGAGCCTTTTTGACATTTAGAGTAATGTATTCATCCAGGTCGATATCAGCCTGAGGGCGATTACCTGATACATCTTCCATCAATTCATGCTCACGACTCTTAATCTCCTCCGCGAGTTTCTGATCCTCTTTCTTTTGTCCTTTAATAGCAGCGGAAACAGACTCTGTTGTATCCTTTCTGATATCGACCTCTGAAGTTTCAGCTGCATAACTCTTACTGTTAGTAAGAGGAAATGGTCTACCTACATATGCGTGATAGATAATATGAGTAGAGTCTACATCCTTTATCAACATCTCGGCGCGTTGGTTTGCTTCGTCCTCAGTACTATAATTACCTCTTAACTTAGCAAAACCATAAATACCCTTCGAATTAGGTGTAGCACCCTTAGCAGGGATAAAAGAAACGAGCCCGATAGTTTGTAGTCCGATAGCAGGATCCGCGTAATTCCTATCGCGTACAGGGAATTTTTTAGTAAAATCAGACACATTTAGTTCAGCAACAGCATCAACAACTTCGCTGTCTGTAAGAGCAGGTTCTTTGGATGCTTGGAATTTAGGATAATCGCCAGGTGTAGATAGAGATGAAGACATTTTGTTTCTTTCATAGTCATATCTCTTTAGACATTTTATGAAACTTTGTATACGTCATTTGGACCTACGCCACAGTAATCATCAACGAGTTTCGCAAACTTATTGTAAATCTGGTATTGGTTGTCACATGTTGGACTGTGAGCCTCGTCCATTAAAGATGTGAAAATACTATCAAATTTCTTGGTATGTCCAATTTCATCACATATTACATGTGATATTTCGTGTAACATAACATGCATCAGCATTACGTCGTCATAATATTCACCAGTCTTTTTATTCCTTGTACAAATATACATAAATTCTTTATTTATTGTATATGAACTACCACCCCGACACATTCGTATTTCTTCCATTATATTCTTCTTATTATAATTTAGGCTTACTAAGTGTCCTGTCCACGGAGTTCTTCTAGCATCCATCCAGTTAGAAATAATTGTTTTTATCTCCTCAACCTTGGGATCAAACTGACACTTTTCACAGTTATGGCAATCACCGTTTGCGAAAAAGAAACTCTCAAACCCTTCTATAGTTTGAGGACAAGAAATAGACATTACAATATAAATTATAACAAGTAGAATCACGAGATTCAATATGCTATTAATCATTTATATTAACAAAACATTTTTAACATATACCATAAAAGATATTATAAATTTTTTCAGAAATTTTAATTCCTACTCTTCTTGTTTTTCCGTTAGCAATTGGAAAAGTTATTTCGGATAGCATCGTTTTTCTTTTATCTTCAACCAAATTTTCATACGCTGTCATTAGAGAGATGACAGAAGGATACTCAGAAGTTATCACCCCTGCAATCTTTTCTGTAACATGTGGTATAAGAGATAACTGCTGTATGAACCAAACTGAAGGTGTAACATTATCTTTCTTTCGTGTCTTCAAAGTGGCGGCATATCCAACATCGGTAATATTAGAACTTCCACTACCAAAATACTTATCTATATCAACTACCAATTTCTGTAAAAGACGTTCTATAAATAATGCCGTCTCTTCAATAGAAATAGTTCTATACACCTTGATGTTATCTCTTAATTGAGTATTTATCAAACTACCTAAAAGAGTTGACACACTCACACCAGAAATTTTAGAATCTAATGTCTTCATCAAACCACCTTCTATTAGATACATGATTCTAGATATATCAAGACCGCAATTTAACAAACGCGCTTTCTGTTCCCTATTTCGCCCATCACAAATAGACGCTTTCAAATCGGCTATAGTTTTTCTCTCTATAACTAAGACAGGAATTTGCTCTTTACGGAAAACTATGTCTCCTATTTCCAACATCTCAACTTTAAACTCTACATTATTATTTTTTAGAATTTCTATTAACTCTCTCTCCCTATTATCTATTATTAATTCTATTGACATCTTTTATTAATAATACTTCAACTTTAAACACATATACTATTTATAATCATTCTCTTTCATCAATCGTTCTCTTACACGCATCAAATCATCTCGAGATGTTTTTTCTGCGACAGTATTGTCGGTTATTATCGTCTTTGCTTAGACGTTCATATTTTTAAAAAGTGTTCCTAAATCAAGTTCGTTGTTGTCTATAGAAGAATCATCATCATCAGATTCTCCTTCCTCGAGATTATTTTCCTCACTACTATCATCATATAATTCTACTGGTTTGTTTCTTCTAGAAAAGTATGTTAAATTATCTCTTTTTGCATACATTTCTTTTTTAGAATAATCATCATCAGATTCTACTTCCTCGAGATTATTATCATAATATAATTCCGTCTGAATTGGTTCTTCATCCATAATGGTAATTTCGTTTTCTAAAACAATTTGTTGCATTTTTGGTCTAGTTTTAGTTTGATTTAAAATCGGTCTAATTTGACCTGAATTAAGAATATTTATTAATTCCTCACTACCACCTATGAATTCACCATTGACAACAAGCACTGGAACAGTAGTATGATTATTTAACTTCATCGCTTTTGTTATGCCTTCAGGTATTGTATTGACATCCTTCACATTAGATAAATATTCAATCTTCGCGTCACGTAATGCTTTCTTTGCCGATTCACACGCAGAACACCCATCTCTTGTATAAAGAACAAAATCACCTTTTATAATTGAAAGTCGTAAGTTCTGTTTATTACTTATTAAATTCGGATTATTCCTTCGACTATAAATCCTTTTGGATACTTCTTCGAGTCTTTCTTTTATGTTAGCGTCAGTTTTCCATTCACTACGAATTACGTATCCTAACTCTGACTCAGAATAAGTATGGAAAAATTTGAAATAAATCCAAAATATCTCAGGGTCTACGTTTTTAAATATTTTTGCTTGTTTTGAGAATGGTATAAGATAACTTGGTATTTCATCAGGAAATGTAAAAATACCAGCACATGAAGGGAACAAAAAAGAAAGTATCAATCGACACGACACATTATCGATTTCCAAGAAAGACGGAACCTCCTTAGTACCTCTGTTTATTTTCGAAACCTCCAATATTAGGTCCTGAAATACACGTACTATGGTCTTTACATATCTTTCTGATATTGGTTTAGTTGTCCCTTTCGTTTTGAGAAGTTCTTTCTTGATCTTTTTCATGACTATAAGGTTAAGCTGTTCAATAAGATCAACATCGCCATCTTCTTCTATAACCTCTAGATCAGTTCTTAATATCATATTAGCAAACCCTGGTATATTATTAATCCAAAACTTACGATGTTTAATAACAGAATCCGTTATAATCTGTGTAATAAGATTAGTCTCATCTTCAACCATCATATTTATATAATCTGATATCGTAATTCTGGAACCACTATCATCAACAAATGAAGTTTCTTGAGATAATTCATTCTCTTCCATAATTTCATGGAAATATTTGTCGAACTTATGAGAAATATAATACATGTATAGAGTATTTGTAAGTTGATTCTTTTCAGACATTGTCATATTAGTTAAAGAGTCATTAGGAAGATTGTGGTGTTCAATGTACATTCTCAATATAAAAGTCTTTATATAATCAGCCTTCGTTATCTCACGAGCGATTGACGGTGTGATATATTTAAATTTCTTTGCGTCAAAATATAAGTTAGAACGCGCTTGAGACTCGTAAAGTAGTCTATTCATATCACGTAAACGTTTAAAAGCAACAGATGTGTTACCATTACCACGACCAAGTCGTTCGGGTTTCATACGAGAAATAACAGAAGTAAGAACATATTCAGATAATGAAACTGCTTTATCCATATATCTATATTCAGCACCAAGCATGTCATAATTTTCATTTGAAACAAATGCGGTCATTATTTTATTAAAGCATTGATTTTAATAAAAATTGAAAATAAATTTAGTTTTCTACATAATAATCACGTAATGACAATCCTAACAGAAAAACATATACAGAATATTATTAAAAGCCATAGCGAAACAATCGGCTTGGTTGACCATCAAATACAGTCATACGAAAATTTCATGACACACGGGATAGATGAAATCATATCATCCAACCCGATAAAAATTGGTAAAAATAGGATTATATCATTCTCCGACGTTTACATTCCGAAACCAACGGTGACAGAAGCAGATAGAACAATCAGAGACTTGATTCCTTCAGAGGCGAGAATAAGAGATCTTAGTTACGAATCACCCGTCTATGTTACAATAGTTGACACATGCAATAACGAAGAAGGGGTAATTATATCTAGTAATATACATAACCGGGTTGAAATATGTAGGATTCCTATAATGTTGCGAACATCTCATTGTCATTTATATAACCAGACCAAAGATACACGCGTTAAGATGAAAGAATGTGAATATGACAATGGAGGCTATTTTATTATCAGGGGTAATGAAAGGGTTATAGTTTCTCAACTTAGGTCAATTTACAATATAGTACTTGTGTTTGATCAACAAAATGAGAAATATGAGTACATTGCAGAGACTAGGAGTATGTCCGATTCAACTGGTCATTCAGTTGTTTTGAAATCTGGACTTTGTATCGATAATCGAACAATCGATATCACTCTACCATACATAAAAGAAAATATTCCTGCCGCCATAGTCTTCAAAGCACTTGGATACCATACTTTCGATGAAATATCTAGTCTTATAAAACTAGAAGGTGATGAAACCGCGAAGTATATAAGGTTT